CGACCTGACACGGCTCGGCAAGGTCCGAGCAGCGCTCAACGGGCACGCCACCGCCGCCGCCGAACTGCGCGCCGAACAGGCTGAACTCCTGCGGCGACTCATGGCAGACGGGATGACCGCACCGGCACTCGCCGACCATCTCGGAGTCACCCGACAGCGCGTCTACCAGTTGGTGCATTGTCCGAAGATCGGCCGCTGAAGGATGATGGCCAAGTGCCAGGCGTGTAACGGACTTGGGCTGTTGATCACAGCACCTGCCGACACCGCACCTGCCGATATGGATGTCGCGCAGCCACCAGAGCCCGAGACACAACAAGAAGTAAAGAAAGCACCTGCTCCAAGCGTCCGTCGCAAGACGTGGGGGCGACGATGAATCCGACAATCCAGAAAGGACATCACCAGGTGAACATCACTGTCGTACTGAGCAACGGAATCGAGCATGAGCACGAGGAGAGTACCTGGAGCCTGGTCGGTGGAGTGCTGATCGTTGTGCTGGATGACGACATCAGGCCGTACCACTACCCGCTATCGTCAGTTGTCTACTGGCAGGCAGGGTGATGGGAGGTTCGTGCTCTGAGTACCATTGAGATCCTGCTACTGGTAATCGTCGTCATCCTCGTGATGGGCGTGCTCGTGCGCCGTATCTGATGGTAAGAAGCACCAACGACCCCTGGCGGAGGCGTGCTGGGGGTCGTTGCGCGTCTAGCCTCCGGGGTTGTTCCTTCATCCTTGATCAGGGAGACCAATCCCATGGGCATCACGCTCACCCGCTGGCCGGTGACCGAAGACGAGATGCATGCATTCGTTGAAGTGATATGGAACATCAAGATCCCGAGAAGCAACGTGTGCCCCAACCACGCAGCGCCATGGGATGCGTTCTGGTATGCCTACAACGCGACTGGCCCGAGTTGCTTGTGGAAGGCGTCGCGTGGCTTTGGTGGCAAGTCCACCATGCTTGGGCACCTGACACTCACTGAGGGTGTCGTGCTCGCAGCAGACGGCAACGTCCTCGGCGGATCGGCCAGTCAGTCGCTCCGTGTTCACGAGGTCGTGAAAGAAGGCTTCCTCGGGGAGTTCGCTCCGCAGAACATGTTGGTGAAAGATCCAACGAGATTTGAGACACGACTTGCCAACGGGGCGGTGATTAGAGCGCTACTCGCATCCCAACGGTCTGTCCGCGGTCCGCACCCGCAGCGTTTGCGCTTGGACGAGATTGACGAGATGGAGTTGGAGATCCTGGAAGCCTCGCTCGGGCAACCCATGGACATGTCAACCCAGATGATGGCCACCCGGCGTGTCACCACGCCTGTACAAGCGCAAACTGTTATGAGTTCTACGCATCAGTACCCTGATGGCACTATGACGCATATGATGCGAACCGCACGAGACAATAGTTGGCCAATCTTTGAATGGTGTTGGAAAGAGAACCTTGTTTCCAATAACGGATGGCTTACCGAGCGTGAGGTGGAACTCAAGCGGGCCATCATCCCAAATCACATGTGGCAGGCGGAATACGACCTTCAGGAGCCTGCCTTCGAGGGTCGTGCGATCGACAACGATGACCTGAAGTGGATGTTCGGGGCATCCGGACACGTGTTAGGCGAGAACATGAAGTCGTACATCTTCGAGGACCCTGTTGATGGTGCGGAGTATGTCACCGGGGTTGACTGGGCCAAGCAGGTAGACCACACGGTCGTGCGTACCTTCCGTACCGATGTCGTTCCGTGGCGCGAAGTGTGCTTCATGCGTGGCACGAGGCGCCCGTACAAGCAGACGGTGTCGTACGTAAACAACCGGATGAAGATGTACCCGGGTGTACTTGTGCACGACGCCACCGGGTTGGGCGCAGTGATTGATGAGTACATCAACGTCGACACCGGAGAGTCACAAGTTGTTCCGTTCATCTTCACGGCTGCAAGCAAGACTGCTCTGTTTCGCGAGTTCCTGTCTGCCCTTGAATCACACGCTATGCAGAGCCCGATGATTGATTGGGCCATGAGCGAGGCTCAGTACTGTCGCTTGGACGACCTGTTCAGTAGTGGAAGCAACTTCCACCCGCCTGATTCCATCGTTGCACAAGCACTCGTTTGGCTTGGGCGTTCGTACAGGCCACGCCCGACGGTTGCAGTCTCTGGTGTCGCTGAGAAACACTCGTACTGGCGTGACTCAACACCGGCAGGTGATGATGCTGTCAGTGCAGGTGTCGTATCCTTCGGGGCGTAGCAACTTTGGCAGACTTGGTCGAACCAACAACGAGCGCTCAGGAGCAGCATGACGACGGTAGAGCCTAATCTCAATGTGAACTTCAGAACGGACAATGATTCTATCGAAGGTGTAGAATCGTACTCATTCTCGGAGTTGGGCGTATCCGGGCTCAAGCACTCCCATGGTTACGTGCACGAGGAGTTCCTGACCGATCTCCAGGGTGAGCGCGGTATCCGTGTCTGGCGAGAGATGTCGAGCAACGACCCTGTCGTGGGCGCAGTACTCTTCGGGATCGACATGCTCGTGCGTCAAGTGGAGTGGAATGTCGAGTCTGCCAGTGAATCGCCCGAAGACGTTGCCGCTGCCGAGTTCGTGAAGCAATGCATCGGAGACATGTCGCACTCGTGGGAGGACTTCATCAGCGAAGTGCTGACGATGCTCCCGTATGGCTTCAGCGCGTTTGAGATTGTGCTCAAGCAACGCGGTGGCTTGGACGCCGAAGAGTCGTGGTGCCGTTCCAAGTACAACGATGGGCGCGTGGGTTGGCGTAAGTTCGCACCCCGTGCTCAGGACTCGCTCGCTCGGTGGATCTTCGACCCGGAAGACGGTGCCACAGTCGGCTGGGTGCAGCAGCCACCGCCTGACTACAAAGAGCGCGTCATCCCGATGGAGAAGGCGCTTCTGTTCCGCACAGTCACGCACAGACAGAACCCAGAGGGAAGATCCGTTCTGCGTAACGCGTACCGTCCGTGGTACTTCAAGAAGCGCATTGAAGAGATCGAAGGCATCGGTATCGAGCGCGACCTGGCGGGTCTGCCAGTGGCGTGGGTACCGCCGAACCTACTGAGTGACAAAGCGACTGCTGCGGAGCGCAACCAGTTGGCTGCGTTCAAGCGCGTGATCCGGCGTGTGCGACGGGACCAGGAAGAAGGGCTCGTGCTGCCGCTGGACTACACGGCCGAAGGCCACAAGCGGTATGACTTCCAACTCATGTCCACGGGTGGGTCGCGTGCGTTCAGCACCGACGCTATCATCGCCCGGTATGACCAACGGATCGCGATGGTCGCTCTGGCAGACTTCATCCTGCTGGGTCATGAGAAGGTCGGGTCCTTCAGCCTCTCGTCGGACAAGACAGACATGTTCGCGACGAGCCTCGGCGCTCTGATGCGGTCCATCGCTGGTGTGCTCAACCGGTACGCCATCCCCCGCTTGTTCGAGGTCAACACCTTCAGAGTCGATGAGTTGCCAAAGGTATCTCCTGGTGACCTTGAGAAGCCTCCTGTACTGGAGACACTCACAGCGATCAAGGCCATGGTAGAATCCGGGTTTGTCGGTATCTCGGAAGACGAGAAGGTAGAGAACTATCTGCGTAGGCTTCTTGGTGTCCCCACGACAGGCGCAGACGATGACGAAGTTTCTAACGGTTAGGAGAAACACCCATGCCCCGTACGCGAGAGTTCAGAGGTTCCGGCGATCCAAAGATCACCGGTCGTATCAGCGGCATTGAAGACACGATGATCGTGGTGGTGAACCACGGTGCCGACTCTGCCGTTCCCAGACCGCAACACGCGACTTGCGTGTACTGGATCGGATCGGTGGTTCCGGCCAACCTCCAGGCGTCCGATCTGTACAGTTACACCGTCAGTGCCATTGAAGATCGGCTTGACGCTCACGACGCTGCGCCGTACCACGGTACGACACCACTGCTCAATACGCTCGGCCCTGGCTATTTCGGAACGGCCGGGTCTACGATGAACCTGGCGACAGGCGTGGCGTACTTCTGTCCGTTCATTGCTAAAGGCAACATCACAGTCGGTTCGTTCTTCGTAGCGACAGGCTCCGCAGCGCCGACGACACCGGTGTCTACACTCGGTCGAATCGGTCTCTACACGTGGGCCGTCAACACGTGGACGCTGGTCGCCCGATGCGAGTCGGACACGACACTCTGGACTGTTGTCGACGTGCCGTACACCGAGCCGTTCGCGACCACCGGTGGCTACCCGGCGACGTACACCCTGGTCGCTGGCGCGAAGTACGCCATCGGGTTTCTCGTCGTGGGAACTGGCACGATGACGGCGCGATGCAACAACTTCCGGTTGGCTGCCGTCGCAACGGCGCTCGATGCTGGATGGCGTATCGGCAGCCAGACTGACCTGCCCGTGACCCAGACCCAGGCGGGCCTCACCGCCGAGGCTGCGGTCCCGTGGGGCGACCTGATCGCGGTCTGACCGTGAGGCAACCCGTGCGTCGCACAACGTTGCGTGGCATTCTAGGAGCAGGGTGAATGATCTTGTTTACATGCTGCGGCGCGCCCACAACCGAGGGTGGGAGCGCGACGAGGTTGACATACCTTCGGTTCGTACACTCCAGCGGCGCATCGAGGCGTGGTTGTGGGATTACAACGCCATTGAGCCGTTGATTGAAGCGGCGATGCCGACTTTCCCAATGGACCAGTACCTGACGGCAATGCGGCGTGCGTTCAACCGCTCGCTCCACTCCGGGTATCGCACCTTGCAGGAATCACTAGTGCAGAAGGCATGGCAACCGATCGGCAACGTCGGGGCTGCCGAGTGGGTGTCTGCCAACGCGCTCAGCGCTGCCAACAACGAGGGGATTAGGCAACGGAAGCGCATCATCCGTGTGTTGGCAGACGGCGTGCGTGATGGAGCCAACCCGTACGAGATCGCCACGCATCTTGTGCGCAGCATCGGGCTTACAAGCCTACAGGCCCAATGGCTGGCCAATCGCGAGACGAAGTGGCGTGCTCAGGGCATGAGCCAGCGGAAGATCAACGGCCGTCTCAAGAAGTTCAAGTTGGAATTGCGTACCAACCGGGCAGAAGTGATCGCACGCACCGAGGTGCTGCGTGCCAACAACGCTGCCACCGTGCTCTCCAGCCGTGCCATGCAGGCTGCCGGCATGATAGGTGAGTCGCTCAAGGAGTGGGTGACTATCGTCGTCGGACCATGCCCGGTGTGCGAACCACTTGACGGGGCGCGTGTGCGCCTGGACGATATGTTCCTGACGAGCAGCGGCCCGTCTGACTTCCCACCGCTTCACCCAAATTGCAGGTGCAACGTGGTGGTGATTCCGGCTGACGCTCCGACCGTGCCTGTACCAATGCGCAAAGCCGCCCCGTGGTACACCTTCGACAAGAGCGGTGCCAAGCCGGGCGGTGGCGGTAAGTTGCAATCGTACGGTGCAGGCGGAAGGTATGCGGCTGGCGCTTCGGTACCGACGAGTGGACTATCCAACGACGGTAGTGATTGGCGCGACGACACACAACTTCTGACCAACGGGGTGGAAGGTGACTTGAAGGGCGACTTGGTGTCGATGCGACTCAAGCACGAGGTCGCCAGCAACATCACAGCCGGACTCCGGGCACGTATCGACGCTGGTGACAGTGTGCTGGCGGACGAGGTCGCCAACGCTGTGAGTGATTACGAGAACATGACGGGCAACTACCACCGCATCCGCGACATGCGGTCTGCGGTTTCGCAGGATGTGCGCACGAGCGCTGAGAATTACGATGACCCGATAGACGAGATGATGTACATCGCAGCGGCCGGTGCCGTGCAGACGTGGGCACACACATCGTCCAACGGTGAAGGCCGCTCGGTGGCGCTTCAGGAGATCGTGCGACGAGAGTTCGGAATCGAGAATGCCAGCACTGGTTACATGAGCACCATCGCTGGCAGCGTGGCAGAGAGGATGGAGACACCTGCCCGGTACGACTCCAACGACCGTCGTATCGCTGACAAGTTCCAGCCTTCGGTTGACACTGTGACCAATGGTCTGATGAACGATGACCCGGAGATGTTGAGTGTTGCACTTGCTATCGGTGGCCGTGGCGCTGGTGCGTACGCCTACGCAATCGACACGAGCGGTAGCGGGCTAGGCAACCTCAACCGTGCGATCATACGAGAGCAGTACGACCAGACACAGCAATTCTTGGAAGATAGTGGAGTAACTTCCGTGAACGTGTACCGGGGTATGCGTTTCAACCAGTGGGGCGAGAACCCTCCGCCTGCCGAGTTTAACCAAGTCACTACTAACTCTCCAGTGAGTATTAACGCCAACCCTGTATCGTCGTGGTCGAGCAATAATCACACCGCTAATGACTTTGCCAACGGTGGTGACCCGAACGGCTACCAGGTTGTCCTTTCAGCGGTAGTGCCCCGTGAGCGTATCTTCTCTACTCCGCGTACCGGTGCTGGGTGTTTCAGAGAGTCGGAATTTGTAGTCCTTGGTGGTCCTGGTACGGCAACTATCAACATGGTCCGACCGAACGGGTGGGCTGACGCTTGATCGACATCGACGCCAACCTCGGCAACACTGACTGGGTCAAGTCCACACGGTGGGATCTACCAACAGCGTGGAACGACTTCCTTGCTGCCATCGGCGGACCTGAGCGCCTGGCACACTTCATGACGTTGCCAGCAGCGGACGCTATGCCCCGCCCACTTCGCAAGCGTGCTCTTCAGGAGACCCAACGTGGCTGATCGTTACGAGTTCACAGGTGCCATGGTGGCGCTCTATCCAGACGATGGTTCGCTCCGTGCACTCAAGCGCTACGGGTGGCTCAACGAGCCAGACATTCATATGACGCTCGCTTCCTTGGGCAACGCCAACGACATGAACCAGGGCCAGGTGCAGGCAGCGATCCTCGCCGCCTCGATGGTGGCGGAATCATGGCAACGCGGGCCACTCACGGGCGTGGTGGGCGGCCACGGCGTCTTCTCGTCGGCCAGTGACCCGGATACGGCGATCGTGGTCGCTCTACCGGACATCCCCGACTTGCATGACTTCCGTACTTTAGTTACGCAGACGCTGGAGGATTTCGGAGTTCCGTACTCCCGCGACCACGGTTTCACGCCGCACATTACTGGTACCTACGCAAAGCGCAACAACATGCCGGTCATCACCACGGTGCAGCGCACCAACCTGCGCTTCAGCGGAATCACCGTGAAGATCGGTGCTGATCGCTACGATTATCTGTTCGGTATGTCGCCAGTGGAGAAGGCGAGCAAGCAGGGTGCTGGCGGTAAGTTGCAATCATACGGTGCTGGTGGTCGTTACTCGTCAGGTAGTGGCGGTGCCACTGCTTCAGCAGAAGTTCTTCCTGGTGATGTGTACCCGGCGATCGGCTCCACGCAAGGTGCTGCAAATAATTCCGAGGCTGACCTGGCGACAATTGACGCCATGGCAGACGAAATTATTGCAGTGTTCCAGAACCTGGAGTTGTCTGGCGTAGAGTCACTCACCGTTAATGCAATGGCTGCGATCCGCGATGGCATGACGGAGTTCGCTGCGAGTTACCCGGACCTGGCACCAATGCTTGACTACCTTGACGTGCTCGGTCCTGACCAAACAACGAACTTACACGCTTCGGTTGGTGTTACCGGAGTACACCTTATTGCTGGTGTGCAAGGTGTACGACCTGCCGGTAGCATTATATTGTCAATCAGTTATGAGTATGCTAACAACGACATTGACTACCAGGAGCCCACGCAATACTTCGATTCAAGTTTGTGGCAGAAAGCGCTAAACACTCAGTTTGGTAGTCACTCGATACATGATAGCGAATCAGACACGAGCATGCCTTTCCTTGTATCGGCATACGAGCGTGGTGGACACGCTCGCGTGATGGCTGTTACGACACACGAACTTGGCCACGTAGTGCATTTACTTGGAGAATCTAACCGTGTACGGGTGCTCGACCATCTACACGGACCGGTTGGCGGTGATAACCCAGAGCCACTCACGAGTCTGAGACCGGCTCAATACCGATCCTCTCCTCGCGCCGGGCTACGACCTGACCAGAATGCCGAACTCGACACTGACACCGTGTGGACCAACTCTGAGATCCCGTCTGTCTACGCTAGGTACAACAATTCCGAACAGTTTGCAGAGACATTCGCGCTTCGGCCAGAACGCCGCACTCCCAACCAACAACTACTCATCAATGCAGTCGTTGATGATGCCAACAGGTACGCACAGGCCGTCTACGATGGTCGGGTTGTCTCTCGTGGTATCACTTCTGGTCCACGAGTGGCCGTTGAGGCTGGAGTAAACAAGATGTACGAAGACCGGAAGAGGCCTGCTCGTACCACCAAGTACCCGGTGCTCTTCGAGGAGGTGGACTACTTCACTGACCCGAGAGGGAGCGTGGTCAGTTCCGTGGACTACTTCACTGACCCGAGCGATAGTATGGTCAGTTACGTGGCAGCAGTGACCAAGTTTCGTACCACTGGTACCAACCCTATCTTCGTGGAGATGGCACCCGTGTACGGATGGAGCACTCCGACGTGGGGCTTCCACTTCAACAAGATCGAAGACGTGGACGAAGCGAGCGTGGCTATCGCTCTTGAAGCGGCGGGACCTGGTGACTTTGTTGGTGGTTCAATCAACCACGTGACTGGCCACGTCTCCATTGATCGGTCCGAGACATCACGCACCAGGGAGCAAGCCATCGTGAAGGCCAAGCGGGGTTCCGGTGTCTACGTCGATATGAGCGGTCAGGTACTCACGCTCAGCAAGGATGCGGTGCCCGTACGGTTCTATGTACCAACTGACATGCCTCCAGCACGTATCGTTGACGCTATCCGGCAAGTGCACCATGAAACGAGGCCCCGGTGAGTGAGCGGATCGAGAAGGTGACGGTGGGTGTACCGATCACCAAGTTGGATGACGACCAGCGCATCGCATACGGGTGGGCGTCTGTCGTGCAGAAGGACGGACAGCACCTTGTTGACGTACAGGGCGACATGATCGAGGTGCATGAGTTGGAGAAGGCCGCTCACATGTATGTGCAACGGTCACGAGAAGCGGGTGACGCGCACACTCGCAAGACCGGAATCGGTTCCCTGGTTGAGTCTTTCGTCGTCACGCCAGAGAAGTTGGAGAAGATGGGGCTCGGCCCGGACGCTCTGCCACTCGGATGGTGGGTCGGCTACAAGGTCCATGATGAGAGTGTCTGGTCGAAGGTCAAGTCTGGCGAGTACGCGATGTTCAGTATTGGCGGGCTCGGCAAGCGGAAGGCTGCGTGATGGCGCCCAACTGGCTGTTTGATCTTGAAGTGGACGAGGTGTCGTTCGTTCCCAAGGGTGCGAACGAAGGCGCTCATATCGCAATCTGGAAGATGGATTCGGGTAACAACGACACCGAGTCCGCCGACGAGAACGTGGACAAGGGCCAGCCAGCCGGGTCCTCCGTGCACGTAGACGTACCAACGGACAGCAAGAAAGACAATAAGCGCCGTCGTATGATGCGTGACGACGACGCCGCCGGCGACGAGATGGAGGAGGACAAGGACGTGGGGAAGATCGACACCAGTTTGCTCCCCGAGGACGTGCAGGAGTACATCAAGACACTTGAGACGGCGAACGCCGATCTCCAGGCCGAGGTGGACAAGAACGCGAACCCGGGCAAGACCAAGGAGGGTGTCGGTTCCGACTCGTCCGCGGTCCTCAAGGGGCTGACGCCCGAAGCGCAGGTCATCATCGCCAAGATGCAGGCCGACCATGCTGACGCCATCGCCAAGGCTGAGCGGGCCGAGGCTTCTGCGGCGTTTGAGCGCAATGTGCGCATCACCAAGGAGTTCGTCGGCAAGGCGGAGACGGACTACCGGGGTCTGCCGCTTGACCCGCAGGAGATGGGGCCAGTGCTCAAGTCGCTCAACGACACTGACCCGACTACCTACGAGAAGATTGACGCCATCCTCAAGGCTGCCGCTTCGATGGTGAAGCGGTCGCGTGTCTTCGATGTGATCGGCGCTGACTCTGCTCCTGGTGCTTCTGGTACCTCGGTTGCCAAGATCGAGGCGCGTGCGGAGGAGATTCGCAAGGCCAAGCCTGACCTGACTCGGGAGCAGGCGATCGACCAGGCGTACACGGAGAACCCGGAGGCGTACGCCGCCTACATGGCTGGGGAGGGTTGACATGGCATTTGAAGGTCCTCTCTTCCGGTGGACGTTCCAGGCTGGTACGACGGTCACCCGCTATCGAGCAGTTGTGCTCGCTGCGGATGGCCAGGTCGACCACTCCGGGCTCGATGGTGACGTGCTGGGTGTGGCGGAAGACTCCCAGGAAGTCGTTGGTCGTGCCGTCACTGTCATGATCTTCGGCATCACCAAGGTCGAGGCTGGCGGTGCGATCACCGTTGGTGGCCAGGTGTGCGCTGATGCGTCTGGCCGTGCCATCGCCATTGCCGCCAACCTCCAGGCGTTCGGCCGGGCGCTGGAGACTGTGACCACGGCCGGTCAACTCGTCAGTGTGTTGCTCACCCCCGCCGCTCTCAAGCAGTAGCCCAAGGCTGCGCTGACCAGATAAGGAAGGAGAAGAAGCACATGCCGCAGCCAAGCATGACTTCGGTGCACGTCAACCGTCCGCTTACGCAGATGTCGGTGGCGTACATCCAGTCCGCAAGCAACTTCATTGCCGACCGCGTGTTCCCGATCGTTCCGGTGGCCAAGCAGTCTGACCTGTACTTCAAGTACAAGAAGGCCGCGTGGTTCCGGTCCATGGCCCAACTCCGTGCTCCGAGCACCGAGTCGGCCGGTGGTGGCTGGGAACTCGACCAGGACACGTACTTTGCTCACAAGTACGCCGTCCACAAGGATATTGACGACGACATCCGTGCCAACGAGGACACGCCACTCTCGATGGACCGGGATGCCACTGCGTGGGTCACCATGCAGATGCTCATTCACCGTGAGGCCAAGTTCATCGCTGCCGTCATGGGCGGGAGTATTTGGGGCACTGACCTCACCGGTGTTGCTTCTGGACCGACTGCCAACCAGTTTCTCCAGTTCAACGACGACCTTGCAGACCCGGTGATTACCGTGCAGTCTGCTCGCCTGAATGTTGCTCGTCGCACCGGCTTCATGCCCAACACCATGGTCATCGGGCCGGACGTGCTCCTGCAACTTCAGAACAGCCCGTCCATTCTTGACCGTATCAAGTACACCCAGCGGGGTGTCGTGACGGCGGACCTGATCGCGTCGCTCTTCGACGTAGACCGTGTCTTCGTTCCGTACGCGGTCGAGAACACCACGGTTGAGGGGACGTCTACGGAGGAGTCCGCAGCGTCGTTCAACTTCATGTACGGCAAGGCGATGTGGATGGGGTACGTCAACCCCAGCCCGTCGATCTTGACGCCGTCTGCTGGCTACACGTTCGCTTGGACCGGGTTGTCGGGGGCAGGTGCCTTCGGCAACCGCATCAAGCGGATGCGCATGGAGCCGATCCAGTCCGACCGGATCGAGGCCGAGATGGCCTATGACATCAAGGTGGTCGCCAGCGACGTTGGTGTCTACTTCGCCTCCGCGGTCGCCTGACCCCGACGGCCACGAAGCATGATGAAAGGGGGTCGGCCTTCCGGGTCGGCCCCCTTCTGCCGTTCAGGCATCCGCATTGAGACCAGAGGATCGAGAATGGGCAACCACCGTCCGCAGACAAGGCGCCAGAGCGTCACAGGAGCGCCTCTGGCACCGCTGCCGCATCACAGTGGCCAGTCTGGTGCTCAGGAGCCTCCTGGTGGCGTTCCTGGTGGCGAGGACGGCCAACGGTGGGTAGCCAGGCGGATGCTTCTTCTCAGCGGAGTAAGAATCAACGTGGGTGAGGAAGTACCACTTGCACTGTTGCGCTCCAACTGCCGTGCAGCCCGTTGCCTCGCGATTCTTGACAAGATCCACCCGGCCGATGTGTCAGATCGCGCGTGGGTGGACATGAAAGACTCGGTGAAGTACGACCTCATCGAGGAAGCGACCCGAGCAATCGACACGGAGGTACCAAAGTGACTGACAATACCAAGGACAACGACAAGACGATGCAGCCAGCCATCACCAACCGCGATGGCGACGTGATCGTTGGTGGTACTGGCGAGAAGCCCGAGTTTGGCCAGGAGATGAAGGGCCGTAGCAAGAAGCCCGTCACGCACGAAGACGACAAGGACCACGACCGTGGCATGACTTCGGCGGAGGCTATTGCCGATGACGACGACGCGAAGGCCAGCCAGAACGAGGTGAACTCCACCGCCAACGTTGCTCCGTTCGTCAACGATGACGGCGACAACGCTGGGCTCGTCAAGCCTCCGGTGGGCGCTGAGCCCGGCGATGTGTACCACGACAACGCAACCGGCCTGACGCGCCGGCTCTGATTCGACGGGGAGTACGAGAGTGGGCTCGACCTACGACGCTGACGACCTGGCCACCAACCGCACGAATCTCGTCCGCTTCCTCACCGGAGACATCGACGTCACTGATGCTTGGTTGCAGGACGAAGAGATCGAGTACATCTGTACGTTGCAGGATGGTGACTACCAGGCTGCGGCGATGGCTGCCCGACGCATGTCTGCGATTGCGGCAGGTATGGTCGACAAGACGGTCGGCCCACTCTCCCGTCGGTACGAGACGCTCCAGCAGAAGTTCATGTCGCTGGCTAAGCAACTCGATTCTGAAAGTGAGGAGACCGCTACGGTGACTCCGATCTTCACTTCGAGCACCGATGTCGATGCAGATGGTAAGGATTCACCCATGTACTTCCGGTACGGGCACTTTGACTACGGTGTCTACAACGGGAGCGGATGACCTTGCTCCGCAGGAGTAATCGTGGGCCGCGGTTCGGACGCTCACTGCGCCAACTCATGCCACACACCGTTCAGGTGCGTGGCGTGACGGACCGTGACCGCTGGGGCAACCCGATGCTGGGCGCTCCGGTGGAGATGCGGTGTCTGGTTACCGATGGTTCGGAGTACCTGATGCGCAGTGATGTATCACTGGACTTCAGTCCAAAGGCAGTGATCTACACGGATGGTTCCGTACCGCTATCAACTGATTCAGTGGTGACGCTTCCAGACGGCTCGCGACCGCCGGTGATGCAGGTATCACGTCACCCTGATGAATACGGCGGTATCGAGGCGGTCGTTGTCTTCCTCGGGGAGTAAGAAGTGGCAACGCCTGTCGGTGTGAAGTTCCAGGGGCTTGAGTCCACGTTGCAGCGGATCGCGCGAGCACGCGCTACCGCTCCGAACACATTCGCCCGAGGGGTGCGAGAACAGTTGCAGATTGTCTTGCTTGAAGCGGTGCGCGAGGTACCGAAACTGACAGGTGCTCTCGCCAGCACCGGACGGGTCGAAGAGGCGAGTATCGGTGGTCATCGCACCGAGTTCATCATCCTGTTCGGCGGCCCGTCCAAATTAGGTACTTACGTCAACTACGCTATGCCGGTGCACGAAGACTTGCTGGCAGCGCACCCGCGTGGCGGGAAGGCAAAGTATCTTGAGGACCCGATCAATCGACACAAGCGAACCTTCGCACAGAACGTGTCGGCCCGCATGGGGAGGGTGTACAAGCCATGAGCGCTTCCGTCGCAGCAGACGCTCAGACGTTCCTTGTTGCTGAAGGCGGGTATGACGCTTCGCGCATCACGGTGCAGATGATGGAGCCAGATGGCCAGGCGATTGCCGTGATCGAGTATCCGGGCACCGGTCCGGTGTACTCGTTCGGCAACGACCAACCGACGGTCGAGGAAGTCGGACTCCAGATCCAAGTGCGAGACGACGATCCCGCCACTGGCCGTGACGTGATCCAGCGTGTCGTGCACCTGCTCAACACCATGAAGGGAACCGTTGACGGAACTAACTACAAGTCTGCCAGGGCAGTGAGTCACCCGGTGGCTCTGCGACGTGATGATCAACAGCGGCTCATCTGGTTCGCCAACTTCATGATGTACCGAGAGCCTCCGGTGGTGTGATGGAATTTGAAGTTGCGTTGGTACGAGCACTCAAGCAGCAAGCGCAGATCACGCTCTTCTTGGCCACTGCTCTTGAAGCGGGCCTGGCTGGCGAGCACGACAAACGCGGTCATGCCGAGCAAGGTGAAGAGACCACCGGTACGCCGGTGACCGACTCGTTCCTTGTCGACGTGACAGACTGCGATCACCCGGAAGGCAAGCGATTGTCTACCGTCGCGTTCGGCAGTGCCGAAGGTGGATGGATGTGTACACAATGCGGGCGCTTCAATGAGCCCGAGAAGGAGGACAAGGCGTGACCGCATTTGCAGGTCGTAATGTCATTGTGGAGGCGTCCACCACGGCGGGTGGTGCTGGTTCGTACACGGTGATCGCAGAGATTCGTGACGTGTCGATGTCGCACCAGGGCAACAACTTGGATGCCTCGGCGTTCGGTACGCAGTGGATGAAGCGCATCCAGGGTATCAAGGACAACACCTTCTCGTTGTCTGGTCACTACGACCCGACCGACACCAACGGTCAGACCGCCATCCGCTCTGCTTGGCTCAACGACACGGTGCTTTGGTTCGCCGTCAAGTGGAACGGAGTAAACGGGTTCAAGCAGCAGGTGCGCGTGGCCAACTTCGATGTGCAGGCGTCAACCGACGGGATCGTGAGTGTCTCAATCTCGCTTGAGGGTACTGACGCTCTCGCCGTGATCTAAAGGAGGGGT